ACCGCGAAGAAGGTGCTCATCTATAAAACTCCCGACAATATCCAAAACCATAACTTCATCTTCAGCATCAAGGCCGAGTTGAGTCCGAGGCGGAATAATGGATTGCTTAACTTTCCGATATTGGCCACCCACTGCAAAAGTTATGTATTGGCCATTCTTGGGTAGGATTGTTGCGCCGTAATGCAGATGTGGTGCGTACGCAACATCTGTACCCACCTCCACACCACTTGAAAGTACATTGTGTGTGTAGGAGTTCATTAGGCGGCCAGTATCACGTAGCGTCTCGCCACCTTGCAGCTTGGCTCTCCATGAAATCTTCCACGGGTTACCATCCACACCAGTACCGGTTAAAAACCGATGCTGAACACTATTCACAAGCCCAGCACCAATCTCATCAAACAACTGGTTCTTTAAAGAATCAAAGTTACCTAATTGATTAAGCACCGCTTCAATCGGTGAACTATCTGCCTGAATGGTTATTGCAAAAGCCATAAGCACCTCACTTCATGCTGGGCATTTGATCCAGGATAGAATCTCCAAATACACCACCGGTATACGAAGTACCGACTGGCGCCGTCGAAGGTCGTCCTTTAGGTTGGTCATCCACGATCTGGTTTGTTTCAGGTAACTGAATCTGCAAATGTGCTTTGTTGTCAGCCACACGCTTTAAGAATGCGATTGCATCTTCATAACGCTGTCGCACCTCATCGGTGGGTTGCTCAAAATGAAGGCGGTAGCGTGCAATATCACACGCCATACGCTTTAAATTACTCGGCACATTGGGAAGCGGCAAAGGATAACGACCACCGATATGACCGTTAATCTCCTCCATTGCATCCTGGATTGCATCATTAATTGCTTGAGAACCTTTTGCTGCATCTTCATACATCAATTTCAGGTTCTCAATTGAAGCCCCAAATCGTGCGACCAAATCTTCCTCAGTCGCATACATAGATCACCTACTTGGTTTCGTCAGCAGGCTTTGGATCTGCTTTAGGTTTTGCAGCAGGCTTTGCCTTTTCAAGTTCAGCCACTTTCGCCTTCAGATCAGCAACTTCTTGATCAGCCTTAGCCTTGTCAGCAGCTGCTGTCTGATTTGCTTCAGTTAGGGTTTTATTTACTGCGGTTAGCTCAGCATTGGCTTTTTCAAGTTCAGCCAAACGTGCGGCGGTACCATCTGCCTCAGGCTCTTCCGGCTCTTGATATTCTTCAATAGCCCCAGATGCTAAAAGGGCCTGAAGTTGTTTAGCTTCAAGCCCCTCTATTTCCTGACCTGGACGAAAGTGTCCGATCGATTGTTTTGCAATGTACTTTGGCATTTGATTCCCCTTAAACGAAGCCGCGACCGCCGACTAAGCCATTTTTGTTATTTGGAACAGCAAGTGGAGAAGATTCAGCAAGCAATTGAATGCTTGAAGGGTTTTTTTCCTGCCATTGGCTTAAATAGAACTCTAAAGCCTGACCGAATGCTTCAACGTTTTGCAATGCACAGTGCGCAATCCAACCATTCGCATCAGAAACCAGACCAAAGAAATCTTCTGGAATGAAGCGCTCAATATCCCCACCCATATTGTGCTTAGCATCATAAGTCCAGATTTCCATATTATCGACCGTGCCACGGAATTGAGGCTTGTCAGCTTGGTCGAAAGTTGGAGTCAGTGGAACGCTAATACCTGCATAAGGAGCAATGAACTTTTCTTTAAATTCAGGATCTTTAATCAGCGTGTTATACACTTTTGAGGTAGTCAGCGCCATGATTGGTGATGTACCAGAATGTTCTACCGAAAGATCAATCATTGCCTGAATATCTTTAACAGGTGTCGCTCCAACTTGTCCCCATTTCACCAATGGTGAGAAATTACAAGCCGCATTACGCTCATAATTCACTTCATACATTGGGAAATCAGCAGAGGCAAAGGTGGTTTTGCCGTAAAGCAATACATCACGCGCAATTAACACCTTCCGGTTTTCAATTGACTGACGCAGATACAATGCTTTTTGAGCTTGGTCGATCAGTAGCAGATCAGCATCAGATAAACGATTTGAACCGGTGGCAATTACGCCGAACTGACGTAAGCGTGCAATCAGCGCAGTGTTCTGCACCTCACTCGGCATCACCGTCATCATAGGTTTTAGGTAAGCTGGCTTAACGAATTTCACGTTACCAGATTCACCTACTTTAATCTGACGTCCAGCTGCAGTCGGAGTAACAAACGGCGCAAGTGGAGTCGCTGTGTTCAGTTCCCCAACTGGAACTTCTTTTTTAGTGTATGAAACACGCTGAGGGAAAAAGCGGTCCATTAACCAAGTATCTACCTTTTGAGTGGTATCAGTCAGTAGTACCAGCTGTGGTACATCCAGTAATTCCACTGGTGCATTTTGAAATGTAAAAGCTTGACTCATGTCTTAGTTCCCCACAACTTTTCGAAGTTCGATTTTGTTAACCAATGCTTGTGCACGCACTGCATCATATTGAGCAGTAGTCAGCGGCGTTCCATTTATTGTGACTTCAGCAATATCAAATGGGCCTTGCACGTAGATTGGCATTTCAAGATTATTTGCAGCATGGTAAGTGGATTGTTCCGCTGTAAAATCTGATACAGCAATTGCATTCCAATCGCCAACGACACCTTCAGTGACAACAGGATGATCAGCAACGTTATTGGCATCTACGTTAAGTAAATCGCCGCGCTTATATGCTGTAGCAGTTTTTACTTTGGCATTTTCTGTACGTACGCCGTCACCGACCACTAGCTGTTTATTTTCAATAGTGCCTGTTAATACTTGGCTCATGATTTAGCTCCTTGTTGCTGCGCTGCCATAAACTGATTGAATGCCTGATCTAAAGCCGAGCCTTGTGGAGCTTGACCACCCTGCCCCGGATTGGCTTGATGAGTGAACAAGTGAGCAAATGCCGGGTTCACACTTGGTGTTTGTTGTTGCTGTGGTGCAGCTGGTGGCTGCTGATTACCTGCCGAGAATTGACGAAGCTGCTTAGCCGTGAAGGTAAAAACCGAATCATCCATATTGGTATAAGCGGTTTTATCTTCAGCACTGAACTGTGTTTTCAGCTCAGTTTCTAAAGCTGCAATTTCATCAGCACGCTTTTGTGCTTTGAATTGCTTAAGTTCAGTCAGGGCATCGTCACGTTCACGCTCTGCCTGCTCTTTGGCCTGTTGTGCTTTTTCTAATTCGGTCACGTCTGTGTCCTCTGGTTGATTAAATTGTTTTGGAGAGTGACTCGCTGCCACGGCGTTTGTGTTGTCATCCGCACCCAAAGCACAGAAAGACACTTCACGAATACGACCACCACGGAAAACCGTGATAGGCCCTTGATGCACTTTTCCATTTACAGTGACTGATGCACCTGCTTGGATTTCTTCGACTGCAGAGGGTTCAATGCGAACTGACATCTGCCATGGGAAACCATCGTCAGAGTCCTGAGCAACCTGAGTACCAAACTCATTACTCATTAGATCGCCTGAAACTGTTAGACCGTTCTGGTGATCAATGCTATGGCTGTTGATGGCTCCAGCACGTTGCCGGGTTGAGTGATCCAGTAACGCAGGAATTCGACCTTTAATTTGCATAGAATCCAGATCAAAGATGATTCGATCCCAATACCAATGGTCAGTAATAACTTCACCACTGTATGCAACACCGGAGAAAGTACGCTTCTTCTTGCCTTCTTCAGCTTGGTCAACATTTAAATTTCCAATCTGGAAGCAATACTGATTCGGCTTATGTTCCTCTTCTTTTGGCATTTTTAATGCTCCATAAAAAAACCGCCCAGAAGGCGGTCATATTCATTTTAAAAACTAATTCAACAAAGGCTTGAGTGTATAAACCATCTGCCCTTCAACCGCTTCAATCGAAATAACCTCAAACGACAGTCCAATTGGAAATAAAACACCATTACCGGCATTCAACATATCCAGATCGATACCCAACCCTTTAGCATTCTCAATCTTAATCACGATATCTGAAGCTGTATCAACCATCAGCAACGGCGCATTCAATTGAACTGTCTGCCCTACCTGATAAGCCGCTACTTGATTAAGAGTTGCAGCACCTACTACGGTAGAAGCCGTATTGCTTGCCACAGTTTGAATCGCTGCCATGTCTGCACTCAGCCAGCGCTTAAGTACATCATCAGCTAGTGAGCCTGTAGCAGAGTTTAAATAGCCAGTCAGTGCGGCATCATTTCCTTGCACATAGTCTAGAAAGGTACGGATCGCACTTGGCCGAATACTTGGATCAAGTGGAATTACCGTATTGGCTACCGTATCAAACAGGTCCCTAGTCTTTTCATCCATCGGAGCAAACAGACTGGTGAGCTTTTTACTCGCCGTCCATTCTGCCCTGATGACCTCTTTCTGCTCGAGGAGATATTCCTTATCTAGACTCGAAGCACTGATCTTTTTATCCACCAGTGATTCAAGCTCACCAAACTGCAAAGGATGAGAACTCCAATCCAAAGCTTCAGCTATCTCAGGCAACTGATCATCTGGTGTAATACCATATTTCAATGCCTGCTTCTCGGTTAAGGCAATCACAGTACAACGGCAACGGAAAGAAATTGGCGGGTAATGTGTCAGCCAGAATGGATGGTCAATTGGCAATACGATCCGGTTCAAGGCCAAATGACTCGGACGCACTCGACTATCATTGATCGATGAGTACATTAGGTACGAGCGCTTAGCCTTATTTCGTTGCTGTTGTTGCCACCGCCCATGACCGTACGCACTCTGGATGTTGGTACGAAATACATTGTCCAGGTAGTGCTTTGGCAGAATGATTTCAGATTCTTCAATCAGCTTCTGAAAATCCTTGAAAGTACCGCCGTCGGCAATTGATTTATTGACTGCCTTAATGACCGTCTCAATCTGCTCAAGACTCGATAGAAAGCTAACCGTAGTTGCCATCTGCCGGGTCTTTAGATCCATCGAATAAAACTCATCAGGCAGCCCGATCTTTTTATTGTGAGCAAATCGAAGCGCCTCAAGGAATGTGACTGGTTGCATAGCTTACTTCCCATTTTGCGCCGTCACATACCCCAACACATCTGCAGCATACAAAGCCTGATCCAGATTAGCCGTGAACTGCGTCTGAGTTGCAGCAGGTATCAATTGCATCAAGTTATAAGCCAAGCTTTCAGGACTATCAGACTTGAATACCAATTCCTTGACCTGATCCGGTTTCAATAACTGTAATTCATCTTGGCCATCAGTTAATTCTTCAACTTCCTGCTGCTCTGGTGAGAGCTTGTTTGCAGATGCCTTAAAGTTAAATGCCTGGCGCGGTAATGCGGTGAATTGATTGAAGCCAATCTGGTTCTGTTCAATCACATCACCATCTTCAAGCCCGTACTCACGCTTAAAGTATTGCGGCGTTAAGACTGCACCAGCATTCTTTAACTTCACATCACGATCCGCTTTAGGTTCTTCCAGTGACTTTTCTTCACCAATAATGACCCGGTGGCGCTCCCAACCATTAAGATCGCATAATGCATTGATAATGGCTTGGATCGTTGGCATGATCATTCGCACATCGGCTTTGTACTTTGAGTTTTGAACCTCAAGATGAACATCCCCTAACGCACGAGATCCAGAGCCATCGGTACCAGATGTAAGAGTCTGACCAAGAATCACCTTTTGAATACGGCGCTCAAGGTTCTTATCAAAGACTTCAAATGTCTGGGATGCATTACCATTAGTATTTGCCGTTTGGATTTCAACCGAATCTGTGCCACTTAAGGCAATAACCGAACTGGCATGTGCTCTAAGTAGTGCATCACGCATATCTGTCGTCTTGCCGGCAGTTTTACCAACCAGCATTGGTAAGCCAAACTTTTCAACAAACTTGGCCCAGAACTTAAAGCCAGACGTTTTGAAGAACCAGACCCAGTACAGTCGACTTAAAAGAGCCTCACCCAATGGATTCTCATAAGTAGATTTACAACGTGTCAAAAAGTGTTTGAAGCGCTGATCTACTTCTTGATCTTGTCGAGTCGTGTTGTAGTTAGCCAGCAACATCAGGCGACCATCATTTTTAGGCTCATACCACTGCATTGGCTTTTCACCAATCCATTTAAAACCAATAAAAGGCGTAATGGTATCGCCGTCAATATGTAGGCTCGGCTCTTCCGGCTTAGTATAAATCGCCTCTAAGACTGAATATCCATACCAACGGGCATTCTGGGTACCCAACAAAATCTCAGACCACCACTCGCGCAAATGCTCCATGATGATTTTGGATTCCGGTCGGTCTATCGGCTCTATTCGCCACGGCGCACTTTCAAGTTTATCCTGGCGTTTTTCAATTGCCTGATAAATCTCATCGTCATACATCATGACTTTTAAGCGCGGGCGCGTAACACCAGCTTTCCGAAGTACTTCATCGCCATCCGGCATTTTTGTCAGATAACTGATTAAGGCCTGCTCTGCCTCATGAGAATAGAGGGCACCAGATTCGGGCTTACTATTTTCAGACTTTTTACTTTTCTTAGCCATAAATAAAACCTTAAGCCGCTGGTGGGCTGTAATTAATTGCAATCACTGCATCTTCAATCGCATCAATAAGTGTATCTACTTGGTCATCATGATCGTGAGTGAATGCCGCATTGAATGCTTCACACTCTTCAAAGAACTCACCGACCCATGGTGCATCTTTAGGTACCAATACAAACCGGTCATCAGGCTTGTCCTTATAGTTCGCTTCAAGATGAACCTGCACATCCATGAAACGGGAAAGCTTGTCGGTATTACGCTGGACCGGAATCACAGCAACACCGGAATAAGTTCCTAGTGTCTGGATCAACTGGGTACCAGACGCCTTGTCTTCTACTTTCATGTAGCGAATAGGCTTGGTATGCCAGGTGTATTCTTTATGCTTATCCAGAAAGGCTTTCGCCTGACGGTTTAGTTCTGGTGCTTCCCATTTACCGCGCAAGAGATCCAGCAAGTACAGCTTGCCGTCAATCCCCATGCCTACAAGCAGGAATACGGAATAGTCATTGTGCTCTTTGGTTTTCTGCGCCGTATCAACAAGGATGGCGCGCCACTGTAGCTCTGGATGTTCTTTATAGAACCCGAACCACTCAGACTTAATCAGGTCACCGCCAAGTTTCTTAGGCTGCTGCATGTACTGGCTTGAAAATGTATAACGGGATACTGTGGCACCTTCTTTGTCCTTACCGCCCTTCTCAAGCTGCAAAAGAGATTGCAATGATTCTTTCTTTGGCCAGTAACTTTGGCGCCCCTGCACATCTCGTTCAGCATCTCGCGGTACCAACTTTTGTATGTGGTCTGGCAAGGTTGCAATGTACTTATCATCAATCAGTGCCGGGATGGATATCTGATTCCATTCACCAGGTAAATTGCCTGTCATGACGAAATTGGTTGGATCCTCAGTGTGAAGACGCTGCATGATCATGATGATCGGTGTATCAGACTTAGCTTTACGGGAGTTCACCGTGTTCAGTAGCTTCCGATTCGCTGCATCCCGCTTGATCTTACTGAAAGCATCTTCGGGCTTTAACGGATCATCAATGATGATACAGCCAGTAAATCCATCATCTGCGAGTGTTCCTGCCCGTCGTCCAGTGACCTGTCCACCCATAGAGGCAACATACACATGACCAACGTCATAGTCCTCAACCGTGATTTTCCATTCTTTCTTTGAATCAGTACTGTTGGATACTGTCAAATCCCACATTTGGCGATAGTCTTTCGACTTCACAATGTCACGCGCAGTATCTGAAACACCTTCTACCAGTGATTGGGAAAAGGACAAATACAAAAACCGTGACCGGGCATTTAAAGCTAAGCCACGTGGAATTAAGTTGGTGGTCAGTTCAGTTTTTCCGGCTCCAGGTGGGACATTGATAACCACGTTGGCAATCTCACCAGCTATCACCTGATCAATGATCCATGAGATGTAAACATGGTGCCAGTTCACCGTAAATTTGAAGCCCATCCGGGGCTTGAAGAAACGCCGGGTGAAATATAAATGCTCATCTTCACACAGCTTCTTTTCAACCTGTGTTTGCAGATCCATTTAATATTCCTCTTGGGCCTTTTTCACTGCTGCTTCGACTTGGTCTTGGGTAGCATGCACAACTGTTGTTTGTAATGCTTCGCCGTCTTTACCAGTGATTTCTTGACGATTGGTATATTTACCACCCATATCTTCGGCAGCCTGCTTCAATATACTTAATGCCGCTACTCGATTCTTGCCGTGCTTTTGATATTGATTTTCTAAACGCTGTAAACGAACAGACAAATTCGCTATTGGAATGTTTTGAGGGGTATCTAAGAATTCTTTACGAGCCACTTCAAATTCAGATTTCAATTCAGTACTTAAATCTTTACCAGCTCGCTTAGTTGGGTCATAGGTTTCAACTTGTTGTCTGGAGACCTCCAAGCCAAATTCTTCCTTGACGAGCAATACAGTTTCTTGTGGTGTGTTAAAAACTGCAAGTGAACGAACTATAAAGATTTTTTGCTTCTTATTTAATGTTGCCATTTCTCTCTATCCGTCAAGGTACGTCAAGGAAGATAGGCAAAAAAATTTAACCTATGACACAGTTCCCACAACACGCAGCAATACTTGTTTCAGATACAAACGGCGCATTCTTGGCAATTTCTAGAAGTCTTTTAACAGACTCATCAGCACCCCACCGTTTAGTCTCACCAAAGAACACTTCAACGTCATGGCTAGCCAGGTAATGCTTAGGCAGACCGGTCATATCGCTATAAATGATTTCACCGTCTTCATCGCGCTCAACCCCAATGTGATACAGCTCATGCTCAATCAGTCGACAGAACTCTCTATCTGAAGCCTGTTCACAGAATGCTGCATCAACCGTAATCAGGTATTGAGGCACAAAGCCGAACCAGTCTCGCATCTGTTGTTCTTGGCGTGCTTTCTTCCAGCCGCCCACGTTAAACATCACTTTTTCACATTGACCCAGCACCATACGTTTTTTCGCTACGGCGGCAGATGAAGCCCAGGCGAATGCAAGGAACTCTTCATTGTCGTGAAGCAACTCAGCAATATGATCATGATCCGGGTTATGCAGTTCACCGCCTAAAGTTAACCAGTTATTCATGACCCATTCTTTAAGCTCTGGTGCTGGTGCCAAGCGAATGGCTTCCTCTTCCTCAGCCTGATCCATCAGATCCGTGGGTGGGAATGGTCTGAACTGTTCCATCTTCTAATCTCTCTAACTGCCTTCGAATCCAGTTAATTGCATAACCCGATTCAATTTGATGTGGCTCAAGACGTTCAATTCTGTAACCCATATCTTCAGCTAAATCATATTTATTAAATGCGTTTGCGATTTTCCTTCCGCCACGGCCAACAGACCATGGACTTCCAGCGATTTCAATAAGAAGCCTCAGCTTTACAATATGAAAATCGAATCGCCAGTTTTTAGTATGTTCAAATTGAAATTTGCGCTCATAACCAATGGCATGTTCTTCTAATTCTTGAAATAGGGTTTCTTCTGCTTCTAAGTATTTTTCTTTAGCTTTCGGTAGTGGCTTATTGCGGGGTTTGGTTTTGATTGGACGCTTCTTGGTTTTCCAGAAATAGTCACCTATGTCCATAAACTGCACCCAATAAAAAACCTCCTGGGGGAGGTCTTGGTTATCTTAAGGACTATGCGAAGTAATTTTCTAAGCCAATCTGTTTTAAAAAGCGTTCTTGGCTCGTGTAGTCTGGAAAATTAAATCGCTCAAAATTATCTTGTGAGAAGTACACAATTACAAAGTATCCATGAGGGTCTACATGAATTTTTGTAATTTGATCTGTATTCAGAACATATTCATCAATTTTAATAAGCATTCTTATTACCTAAATATACCTAATCTTCGAGCAATGAGAATATTCAAGCATTTATAACACGTCAATCAAAACACCACTTCAAATCATCCGATATCACGCATATAAAGCCACACGCAAATTCTTAATGCGCTCTTTAAGCTTAATCATGATGCCGTCAATTGCCAGCAGCTCATTACGTGTCAGGCCGGATCGACTGAGGTTTTGATACTTAGACAGCTCAGTACTGCAAAATTCTAAGTCTTGTTTAGCTTGTACTTTGTCTGTCATGGGTACCACCAATAAGAAAAGAAAAACCCCTCAACATCTAGAATGCGAGGGGCTTTGATTGCCGTAATACGTCCGGCGAATTTTAGTCAAAAAAATACCCACACCATTGGGGTCGATGTGGGCGAAACTTGAAATCCAAAATGTGGAGATTTTGAATAATCGGTAAGATAATATGTATTATATTTGAGATCTAACTCGTTTTAAAAATAAACTATTAATTACTAAGTGATTTTAACGATTAAATTGAATTAAGTCACTTTATTTCTTTCAAACAATCCCGACACACCTTGATTTCTTCATCATCAATCGTGTA